ATGAAAAGAATCAAACTCTATCACATAGGGAGCCAATGGATGACAGAGGAAATGGGATCATATGTAACTAATCCCTTTCCTGAAATTTTAAATAACGCAGATATTGTCATTGAATGTGATTCGATTTTTTGCCCGGTAAATGATGGAAATATGTGTAATCTTCTAGCAGTAGAGCATAATGGGAAGATAGGGTTATTGACAGCTGAAGGAAGCCCATTTTCAAGTTGGCAGTATATTGTAGAAGGAACGCTGTTCCGTTATGATCGCGTAGCTCTCTATTCTAATATAAGTATGGACTCTGATGAAGTATATGCTGTATTATGGGAAGGTGATAATTGGCGTGTAGTAAAGATGGATGTTTCTGACAGCAAGTCTACTCCGGTTCTCATTGAAGAAAAAGGTGATGATGATTATTTTACTCCTATTAACTATATACCTTTTGAATATCGTTTAGGCTTTGGTTCAAGTCCTTTTTCTTTTACACCGGAAAGAATAACACGATTATCTGAAAATGAGATTTTTGTTTTCGGCTCTAATAAGGAGGGGTTTCATAGAGGAGGAGCAGCTAGAGTTGCCGTAGATCATTTTGGTGCGCAATCTGGCGTAGGTGTCGGACGAACTGGACAGTGCTATGCAATTCCAACAATGGACGGATCCTTAGATCTAATACGTGAGTATGTTGAGGGTTTCCGATGCTATGCATACTGCCATCCCGAATTGACATTTTTTGTTACTCGGATAGGATGTGGAATCGCCGGGTGGGAGGATGAACAGATCGCCCCTCTCTTTTCATGGGGCGCTTTTCATTCGTTGGCGAATGTGATTCTTCCTCGGGAATGGGTTAGGCTCAATTCTGAATAGAGGGTTAATGACTGTTGGGGAGAAAAGACCATTGCAATCAATTAAAGAATGGTCCCTTTGCTATATAATCTGGATAGCCCCCGGATTTGAGTTTACGCTAGCATGAAGACTAAAGACAACAAGGGCATTAGGATGTTCCAGCCGGACGGCGACTCCGGGTAACAGATCATCTATTCTCCGAACTGCCAGGGAGCAAACATATCTACTCCATAGAGGATTCCATCCTCGACAGCTATTTTGATTGAAGCATAGTCTCCGAAATCATGGATAAGATCGGTTGACACGGCATCACAATAGACGGTCGGATTCATATCAATCAGGTCTTTCCGTTCTTTTTCCCAATTGTCTTTGTTGTCCGACACAAAAAGCATACTGTAGAAATCCCATTCCTTGCCCACCTGCACATCAGTGGTGTGGATAAGGGCCCATACTACAACAGACCGCATATTTTCAAATTTAACGATTGAACACTCCTCGTGTTCAGTGATGAGATCTGGTATTGTATCTTCTATCCACTTGTTCCAAAAGGTCGTGATTTCATTATTGAGAAAGGCGTCGATATACTCCTGGCCAATGCCGATCATCTTCATTCTGGCTACCGCCTCTTCTCTCATTTCCTCTAAGGTGGCTTTGCTTTCCATGGTTGTGATAAGTTTTAACAAAGGTATAGAAAAAGAGGTGATATATCAAGGGCTTTCTTCTTGTGTCCGAAATATCCTTGTTAAATGGCAATCCCCTTCTTCAACTGTTAAATACTCTTGAGACCAGGGATGATTGGGGAAATATGATCCGACGGCCCTCTTAACCGTCTAACCAGGCTGGCTACCTAGCTATCTATATTAATAGCCAGCGTTGATGCTCCTTCGGTAATGAGTTCCAGATAATCATAGGCATTTAACTTCTATACGGCGCACTATTTACTGGCACAAATTGAGTTAACTTGTAGCAGGTGAAAATATAAGTCCTTAAACAGGCCATATCATTTACGCGATAATTTGTGCTACAGTAGTTTAATTCTTTCTATCAAATCTGCCAGTGTCAGTGCGTCTTCAACCTTTCTATTGTCGAACACCATGTAATAGTGATAGTTGTCTCCAGCCTTGCTCTCCCACGCCTTTCCAAGCTCAATCTTATTACGGCTATCAGAGTTGTCTCTATCATCACCCTTTGTCTCGATAAGAACGACAACGCCATTTTTCAGACGGACGATGAAATCCGGATAATGATTGATAAAGCCATTAATGCCAAAACCGGTACGTTCAGGATTCCTGTGCCAGAAAAGCACGTTGTCAAGCTCAGAGACCTTACGGATAACCCTTTCTTCGAAGCCATTCATATCGCCCTCTTTCATGTAGAGGCCACAGTACATCCCAAGGGATTCATGATTAACAACGACTGAATTCGGGAACTTGTACATGGGAGCACAAACCACTTCGCGAGTGTCGAGCATTTCCTTGAATTTCTTCTTGCGGTAATCCTGCAGGAGCCCATCTACCTTCTTTTTGACGCACTCTGCATAGAGCAAATCACGAGTCAGAATATCTTCTATCTTTTCGCTATCAAGATTCGAAATAGAGGCTTTTACGTAATCTACGACCAAATGCTCAGGGATGGAATCTAACTTCATCCTGCGGGCAATATTGCGAGCGATATTATTCCGGCGGTTTTCATCCGGCATACCGATAAACTGCTCACGAATAAAAGAGATTTGCTTTGAAGAGAGTTCTTTTCTCTTAACCTCGTATTCATCATCCTTGCTCACTCTGCCCAGGTCAATGCTCACTGCCTCGCTATCAGTCAGCGTGAAGTTAATATTCTTGTCTTGAGTGCTCAAATCAAAGCCCTCTTCCAACATAGCCTTATCCAGCTCCACATAGGAATCCGCCTCCTCAAATATTGATTTCGTTTTCACCCTACGGGCGAAACGAGGGAGTACCATTTCGCGGGCCTCCGGGTAAAGATCTTTAATGCCGTTCATCGATATGACTTCTTGTAAATCAGTAGGGACGTCGTTTCTATTCTCCTCGTGCTTCTCGAGTTCCTCCTCGTAGGAGTCGCTCTGAGCTTTCGCAAATTTCTCGATGGCCTCAACCTTTTGAGTCGTGTCAGAGGTCGCTTCAAGTTTGGATTTAATGTATTCTGTATCAATCTGCGTAATATCGCCGCCGACTTCATCCTTAAATGCCTCCTCCTCAGGTCCACCGAATAACATGCCGCTCTTAGGTTCGTCCGTGATATGATAACCATCCACCGGCATAACATCCTTTTTGCGGAAGTCCTTACGGCTGAAACCTGCATTATTCAAGCTCTGAATGATGCCGTTAAGTGTCTCGTTGAAGTCCCTGGAAGATGTAAACACATAGGATATGTTCAGCAGGTCATTTTCATTCTTGCTCGTATAAGGGAGACGAAGGATACGTCCAAGGATTTGCTCAACAGAGATTCGTGAGGTTTTATTGGCCAGGGATGCAAGGATATATGCAAAGGGGCAATCCCAGCCTTCCTTCAAAGCGTCAACGGTAATAATGTAACGAACCGGACAATCTTTGCTAAGAAGATCCATATCCTTCAGTTCGTTCCGCTCCGCCGTTTTAATCTTAATCTGATCCTCGGGGATGCCAAGCTCGAGAATAGCTTTCTTGATCCTGTCAAAAGTTACATTCTCTTCATTGGTCCGCGGCTGGGCCTGGAAGAGCACGATTGGCCGTATGTAATTACCGCCATTCTCCTCTGCAATCTTGGCCTTTTGCTCCAGACTGCGTTGAAGCGTTATGGCATTGACAATCACTTCGTCCACCGAGTGATGATTGTACACGATAACCGGAAGTTTGACCATATTGGCCCGCTTCAGCTTGATGGCGTCCACAAAGCTGATGATATTGCTCTTTGTTTTAGGTGTGGCCGTGAGATTTAGGATGAAGAACGGGTTGATGGCACTGAGCAACTCCACTCGGAGATTGGCCACAAAGTTATGGCTTTCATCAACTATCACGACAGGATTCAAATACGAGAGTACCTGCATCAAAGATGTTTCATCGGCGCCCTCAACCTTGCTGGTCAAAGAGTCATACAACTTCGCATATTCTGCAAGATTCTCGTTCTCACGATAGCTCCTTCTGCCCTCCTTATTGTTGGCCGCAAAAGAACTCACGCTCAATACGAAAATCGTCACCTGGTTGATAACAGAGATGGGGCTTATTCCTTGACCCATCAAAGCTTCCTCCTTGCCCACAACCTGCACCCTGTTGTAGAATAAACTGTTGAGGCGCTGGCGATAGGGATGGTTTGGATTGCGGAGATTCCTCAAGGTCTGTCGAAGGATCTCGTCAGACGGTACGAACCAAGCGACCACCCGAGCCTTGCCTGCAGGATAATGCTCGAATATCGGTTTCAGCGCATTGCATGCAATGAATGTCTTTCCACCGGCTGTAGGCACCTTAACGGTCACATTGGGCACTCCTCGAACAGTGTTGTCATACGGATGCAAATAGTCATCTGATGACATATTGGAAATATCGATGTTCCTTTCGCTCCAATAAGCAGCGAAGGCTTTATTAAGTTGCTCTCCCTTTTCAATGTGGGCCAGGTATGCCCGAAGATCAGCTATTACTTCTTTCTGATATTCTTTTAATTCCATATCCTAAAAATGCTTGATATCACGAGGAATCTGTTTGAAAACAATGTTGTGTTTGACCAGAAAAGACTCCGACAAGTTGCAGATATCAGCATAAATGACGTAACTTTCAGCCTTTTCTGTCACGATAGATAGGGTATCTACTGATAGTACTGTAGCCTCACCCTTCCTGTAGTAAAAGTAATAACCCACCTGATCAAATGTATCAAGGATATACTCTCCATCCAGATGTGGCCGAGTAAGAGGCCTCTTTGTTTCTGAGTAGTAGATATATTCTCTGATTACATCTTCACCGACTGATTCATTGAGGCAGTTATTTTGATTGAAAAGAGGTTCTCCTAACTCAAAGTAATCAAATGCCCCGGGTATCCCAGGAATATATTTATCCTTCTTACCAAACCCTGTCATAGCAGATATCACTCTGTATGCAGTAAGTGTTTCAGCATAATCATTTAACTCCACAAGGATAAATTTTCTATGCAGACCTTCCGACTTATCTAATTCCATAAGTGCATGAGCAGTGGAGCCACTGCCTGCGAAACTATCAAGGACAATATCGCCATCGTTTGTAAATAGAGACAATAGGTAGGATATTAACTCTATCGGCTTAGGATAATCAAAGGAAACTCCCATAGCCTCAAGTATGTATTTGTTCTTTTCAGTAGTCCCCATGTTCTGCAGGACCGATTGTACATAATGAGATTGGCGCCCACTTCTTCTGTAATAAATGACACCATTCTTTGAGAGATAGAAAAACAAATTAGTTCCTGCTTCTTCCTCAATTGGCTTACAACCGTTAGCTATAAAAGACCTTAGTTTTCCAGCATTCATCCAGCCCGAGAATACACGGCATGGTTGAGAAAGGTGCCCCTTTTCAACCTTCATTTCATCGAGACGTACAGGATATGACATATTGTACTCTTTTGTTGCCTCACGAGTGATATATGTGTCTTTAGTCGCCTGATAAAAATCGTCACACCTCTCACTTTTTTTAAGATACAGCCGGTCTATTTCACAAGGAAAACCCACCGGCAGTTGTACTATACTTGGGGCATTCTTAAACCCGTTCTTAGTAATAGAATTCTCTGCAAAACTCCTCAGAATTTTTGAGTCTTCAGGAATGTTCGGGTCAACTATATGACGAATATGAACATTACTAACATTCTTAGCATAGCACAGAATATATTCATGTACATGTGTTATGATATCCTGGTTGTCTGTATGCCCCTCTGTGTACCAAACAAAATTATTAATTAGATTGTTGGCGCCAAAAATCTCATCGCACAGAATTTTTAGGTTTTGATACTCATTATCATCGATAGAGATAAAGATGACGCCTTCATTGGAAAGTAATTCGCGTAGTAAAACTAAACGAGGATACATCATGCAGAGCCACTTATCGTGACGCGAATAATCTTCCCCCTGAGGTCCCACAACTTCTCCTAACCATTTTCTTATATGGGGATCATTTACATTATCATTGTAAACCCATTTTTCATTTCCAGTGTTGTAAGGGGGATCAATGTATATACATTTTATCCTTCCTTCGTATTGAGGAAGAAGCGCTTTTAATGCTAGAAGATTGTCACCGTGAATGATCATATTACCGCTATTGGTATATGCTTTATCCAGAGGATTCTCAGAATTGAACCCAAAAGAGTGATTGAGCACCAGATACGGCACATCTCGATGATGGATCATCACCTTCTCTTTTCCTATCCAATTGAATGTAGCCATATTAATAATGGATTATATCGCGGGGAATCTTCTTAAAAACAATATTATGTTTTGTCATATAACTCTCCGACAAATTACATAAGTCAGCATAAATAATATAACTCTCCGCTTTCTCGGTCACAATCGACAGCGTATCAAGAGAAAGAGTGGTTGTTTTATCTTTATTGTAAAAAAAATAGTAACCGACATTATCATAGGTATCTAAAACAAACTCTCCTTCTTTATGAGGCCGTATAAGGGGGCGCTTTGTTTCGGAGTAAAAAATAAACTCTCGAATCTTTTCCTCGCTTACAGACTCGTTTAAATAATTATGAGAATCAAACAATGGTCCATCCAACTCGTAAAAGTCAAAAGAGCCTCCTAATCCTGTTATTCCTGCTTCAGGAACGCCAATGCTCACTTTCCGAACTCGCTCCGCAGTAATGTCCTCCGCATAATCACATAATTCAATAAGAATAAATTTACGATTACCGCCATCTATAACCGCCAAAACGAAATGTGAGATTTTTCAAAACGAAATGTGAAAATCCCGGCGCGTTTTTTTCTTTCAGAACATCATACAGAAGGCCCTCAATCACCGATCAAACGGCGTTTGAGGGCCTTTCGTTTGCCCGGGACCGTCTTATACGTTCAGCTCGAACTTCACCTCCTCGCCAGCCAGCAGCCTCTCGGTGTTGGCCAGGTTATTCGCGTAGATATGCACGTTGCCCAGGAAGAGGGTGATAGACTTCAACGGCAGATCTATTTGCCTTGAGATGAGGTACAGGTGGTAGATGTCAGAAGGGAGGCCGAGGCTGGCATCAGAGCTCCTCTGATAGGCAGACAGCACCAACTCCCCGTCATCAATCTGGAACTGCCCCAACGACAGGCACGGGGCTTGGTTGCTCTCAGCGTCAGTGGCCCCGAGGAAGAGCACATAGTTCTTGCTATTACGCTTTTCCCGGTTGATCTTGGCCACCAGCGGCGGCAGCTTCTCAAAGTACGTAGGATAGCTATTAACGAGGATGGGGCCGACATAGTCCCACCAGGAGATGCCCACTTCGCGGTATTTCTCCACGTTGCGCTCGCCGCTGACGAACAGATCGAGTTCGTTGCGCAGCTTCTTACGGGCGAGGTTGTGTCCCTCGAAGATTTCGAGCAGGTCACCAGGCGTCAGGGACAGCTGCTCATTCAATAGGTAGGTGATGGATCCTTTCTTATTCTCCTGAACCTTTCCTTCCCGGAGAATCTTGCTCAAAATATGATGATACTTATTCATTGTCGTAATGTCTTTGTTGTGATTAGGCATAGCATATAATTATAATTAAGGCAAATTTATACCCCCCCCCCATCTGGTTTTCAGGGAGTTGGTAATTGCACACCATCCACTCCTCTTGCCGGCGGCGGGCGGTCTTGGCGGCGCTGATAGCCCTCTCGACCCTGTGGATCTGCCACCCATTTCGGCCAGCCTCCTGCTCGATATCCTTGTGCGGAAACATCGTCAGCATAAACTTGCCCGTCACAGTACCGAGCAGCTGCAGCAGGTCACGAAGGCCCTGTTCGCTGAAGGTTCCGGAGTACGGGCCACAGTTGGAGTTTATATATGGCGGGTCCACAAAGTGGAAGGCCTCAGGCCTGTCATAAGTACGGATCACGGTCAGGGCATCGCGGTTCTCGATGGTGACATGCTCCAGCCTGCGGCACAACTCCTCAGTGAAACTATCTTTGGCGTTGCGCAGTTTCTTGGCCATCCCGCCGTGGAAGTCATACCCGAAAGAACCGTCGAGCTTAGATGCGAAAGATGACTTGCTGAGCATCCAGACGGCCCAGGCCCGCTGTACCGGAGTATAGAACTGCGGGAAGGCATTTATATGTGCCGCCTCCGCATGCTGGTCCCGGCAGTGTAGCGTCCGGTCGATCTCCGCCTTGAGATCCAGGTAATACATCTGGCAGCACCAGTAGAAGTTCACCAGCTCCATATTGACGTCGTTGATGATTTCCGACTCAACCGGCGGTTTTGCGAATAGGACAGCCGCCCCACCGCAGAAAGCTTCGGTATAAACCCGATGGGGTGGTATGAGAGGTAAGATATGCTTGAGCATTGTCTGCTTCCCTCCGTAATAAGTTATGGGCGTTCTCATTGAAAATGATGATTTATTATTAAATTTGTGGCCTCTAACCTCATACAATAATGCGACAACACCAGCTTCGGGCTTAGCCCTCGGCTTTGCGGTGTTGTCGCATTTATGTAAGTATGAGGTTAGAGGCTTACTTACAGGCCGGGGGCTTTTTTATGCCCGCCCCCGGATGGCAATCAATAGCTTTGGGGGCTCTTTCCTACTGGGGATAGAAATGTATATACAGGCCGGCAAAAAACGCGTAGAAGGCCACCATTTCAGCCCAGAAGAGCCAACTTCGTTTGAGTGTCTTGGAGGCAATCGCTATTGCGAGGAACAGGAGAGCGAACCACGGAACAACGAGCAGCTGCCCCGTCTTTGCCAGAATAGATACAGCCACGATTGCAGCCGTAGCAGATCCGCCATAGTGCAACACCCTTTCGAGAGTCTTTCGGTCCTTGAATTTTGGCGCAGCCCCAACGAGCAGCAAAGCGAAGCCGGCCAATACCCCGAGGCCACCGGCTACCTCGCACATCGGGAAGATGCAGGTAAATACCACAAGCAGGAGCGTGACATAAAACACCATTCCACGGCCCTTTGAACGTTCTTCAAAGAGGTAGTAGGAGTCTGACAGGCTCGGGAGAACACCACCTATCCGGGTGGCCACAACGGCATACACCGTAAAGATGACCGCCGAAATGACGGTCAGGATGAAGTAAACCATATCCGGGCCTCCTATCTGGTGATGCCGATGGCGGTGAGTTCCTGTTTCGCCCAGGCGATGGTATCGTCGTGCTCCTGAACTTCCTCGAGGTCCTCGCCCATCCTGGACTTGCGGGCCAGTGCGGCATTGAAGCTTGCGAGGTGCTCGACAGATTCAAGGCCGTAGGCGATACGCTCGATTGCGTTGATTGCCTTGGCCCGGGTGACAGGTTTCTCTACTTCCACAGCCACGGCACGGGTAATCGTGCATTCCTGGCCGTCTTCGCCGGTCACCGTCTCGTTCTCGTGCCCGAGATAGAGCACGACAGTCTTTTCCGCCTCTGCCGCTACGCAGAGGCCGTTCTTGAAAACGAGGTTAGCCCCAGAGACCGGGACTACCTCCTTGCTGAGTTGCTTGATCATCGATGAATTGCAGTTGATTGGTTGAATCTTTGAAGATGTAACCGCACTGATTCTGGATCACTGCATTCTCGATCGGGATGATTGCCTCCTTACCTCCCATCATCTTCTCGGCCTGGGCCAAGAAATCGACGATATACTGGTAGCTGCCATGGATCTCACGCGCCAGGATCCGCCCGTCCTCCGAGGGGATGCCAACCAGCATCTTGATCCAGTTGGGCTTCCCTTCGCCGTCGCAGCGGAGCTCGTAGTCGACAATCGTGATCTCCTTGTCAAGGACATCCTTGATCGCAATGTTGGGTGCATCCAGATTGCGTGTCAGTTTGATTTTGTTGGTAAGTTGGCTTAGTTTCATTTCTCTCTGTATTTTCAGCATTTCGGAGTAGCAGTCCGCGTGCTGGAGGATGCCGAAATAACTCCCCCAGTTGCGCGGTGTGGCCCTGCGTGCGCGGGCCAGCGTGGACTTGCGGACGCCGACGTATCCCCGGCTGTGGCCTCCGCCGCCACGATGAAAGACATACCCGCAGAAGTCCAGCGGGATGTCGAGCGGGACAATCCTGGTATCCTGCCTCTTGGCGCGGATCCCAAGCTCATACCACCAGAAGTTCTTCACCCTCCACTTTGCCTGCTGCGCCTCCTCCTTCGTGTGGAAAAAGAAGATGCAGTTGTCGGCATAGCGGATGCTCTCCGGGGCGAGCTCCCGGGCGAAGATGTCGAAGGTCAGCATCATCACGTGATGGGCCAGGGGGCTTGTCGGCGTGCCGATAGGCAGTTCCCTGTTCACGAAGGTGACGTCCGTGGCGAAATCCACGAATCGCGGGTCATCCACAAGCTTCCGGAGCATTTTCCGATATACGTGCGGACGGGCGTGCTCATAGCATTTCCGCTGGTCTATCACCAGGGCGTACTGGAGGTCCGGCCTCCCGAAGTAGACTGACTTCATCCTGTGGATGACGGAAAGGCGCTTGTCTCTTGCCGTGATGCCTGCCCCTGCCTTGCAATTCAATCCATTACCGTTGTCTTTTGAATTGTAGGCCGGCCAGATCAGGTTATTCGCAAGGTGCTCGAGTATCCGGGTATCGCGGACCGGGCTGTTGATGGGCCTGACCTTCCCGTTGTTGTTGACCTTGGTAAGCTGGCGATACTCCAGCTTTTCCAAATAGGAGCCATCGCGGTAAATCCCGTATAGGCGGTCCGCAAGGCCGTCCACATCCGCGAGAGCCTCCTTTATCTCCGGCTTGGAAAGGTGGCCGTCGGCAGCGCCAAGGATGGCTGCCTTGACGTCGTCGACGGTCACTCTGTCGGTTATGCAAGAGACTCTGCGCATGGTTTCCAAGTTGGGCAGTTTCCGATGCCTCAGGCGTTGCCGCCCTTCATACGCACCGCACCCTCCTCAATCGAGGGCTTTGTCCTTTATATTCTTCGGCACTCCTGGCCAGGGGCGGACGGCGGTGCGTATGCTTTCAGTTGCCCGACTGTGGCAGAACCGCAATAGTTCGCGTTCGTATTACCAGCGGAGTTATTCGCATTCAGATTACGCGGGGCGCAGTTGCTGTTGTTGCTGTTGCCGCGGAAACGAACACCCACTGTCATCCGTCCCTTCTTTCAACCTCCCTTCCGGGCTTCAGCGGTCTCGGTCCTTATGTCGGACTTGTCTCGGGACGGGAGGATTTCGATGTCAAAAATACAAAAATTTTTTCCAAGGAAGAGGCCTTGCAGGCCCCTTCCTTACGACTGCGTCGTAGTTGCACTCTCCGGTAGGGCAACTTGGGCAGAACCGCAATAGCTCGCGTACGTATTACCAGCGGAGTAAAGCGCAATCAGAGGACGCGGGGCGCAGTAGCTGAAGGAGCTGTAGCCGCGGAAACGAACACCCACGCGCGCTTTGCCGCCGACCGTACTCGACCAGTATTTACCCAGCCAGTTATAGTGGCACATGCCTTGGCCAATGCCGCCACCCATTTGCGTAGGAAGCGGGGCCATTTCCAGATCCTTCAACGCATAGTTGTTAGATACGGTAACGATATGGCCGAGATGCGTGTATTCCTCCTCGCAATCAAAGTCGGACCCATTACTGTGTTCGACGCCGGTTTCTTCGAGCCATTTGGCCTGATCGGGCTCAGACCAGGCGTCGATGCGATGGCCCATACTACCGTTTGACGTGTCTTGGCCACAGGTCCCGATGAGTTCCATACCGCCGCCCCAGTACATAAACACGTCGCCGCTGATGTTCGCGCCTTCGAAGAGGGACATACGCAGGCACACTTCGACCTCGAAGGTCGCTGCGTTGCCCTCGGCGTCGAATGCCTCCACCTGTTGCTTGCGGATCGAGCGGATCACGGCGTTCATCCGGCCTTCTGCAAGGCCCTCAGCGCCGGTGACGCCTCCCCAGGTATAGGTGTTGCCGTAGAACTCGAAAGTCTCGCCCTCCTGGATGCCCATCTCCACCGCGAAGGATGCGGCCATTTGGCTCTCCATAACGGCCTCCTTGGGGTAGTAGTTGTTCAGCGCGTGGCTCCAGTCGCTCCACTGGGTGCCGCCGGCGTTCTGGCGGATGATCGACGGCTTGCCACCGATGGTCTGATAGGTCCATTCCGCGGACCCAACCTTACGGCAACGGACGCCACCATTACTTATCCAGGTCGACTCGTTCGAGCAGCTGTCATTCGAACTGATGCCAGATCCGAAGCGGGATGCGGCATGCAGGTAGCGGTTGCCGTACTTGATCTCGAGCCAGGCGAGGAAGGTGTTGATGGTATGGAAGCCACCCTCGGCGAAAGGAACCGGTCCCTCGTTGTTCGGGTTGTCGTTGCGGGCGTACTGCATATTCGTGACTTGAGAGATGACTGCAGATGCTGGCATCATGCGACCCTTGTGCCAGAACATCGTGATGTTGTTGTTGGCACCCTTGGCACCGTCGCAGTACGCAGACGAAGGGCCGTCATAGAGGCAGAACATCGTCCGGAGATGGGTCTTGCTATTAGCATCAACGACCGCACCGACAGGGCACGGCGAGAAGGCCGTAGGCTTGAGCTCCACCGATTCGCGGCCGTCCCACGACTTGCGGACCGTCGAGAGGAAGTTCCAGACGCGGCCGCTGGTGCCCTTGACGTTCTGGAGCATATAAAGCTGGTGCTCGCAGCCCAGCATCAGGGAGTAGTCACCGTCCTTGGTCTCCCAAGGCATCAAATAGTGAGACACCTCCGCGCCATCAGCCGCATCTTTGTGGAGGGCAGGGCAGAAGAGGCGCTTGACGCCGTCGTTGCCCTCCACGACCGAGCAGGTCGCAAAGTAAGCAACAGGGTCGAAGGCACCCTGGGCGCAGTAAAGCTCGCCACCATGGTACAGGGCATGGCCCATACACTCATCGTACATCGCCTGGGTGATGCGGACCGTTGGCGCGAACGAGCCGTCATCGTAGCGGAGGTAGTTGTTGAGCTTCAGCCGGCCCAGCGGGTGGGTCACGGTCTCCTGGTTGCGGGAGTGGTCAATGACGAACATGTGGTAGTTGATCAGACCCGCGTCGCCGGCCGTCTTCACGGCGGCGGGAGACACCTGGCCATCGGCCCATGCGGCGGCCATATGGTCATGGCTACCAAGGAGCAGCTCATCGACGTCTTCCTTCAGGTTGGCGATGTCTTGAGTGTTGGTACCTACCTGTTCGGCGACAGCAGCTGCGCTTCCGACAGCTTGTGCTGCAGCTTCTGCGGCGGCGGCAGCCTGCTGGATGGCAGCGGCATCTGTAACGACCTGCTGGGCAGCAGCGGCAGCGTCGTTAGCAGCTTTCGTGGCGGCATAACCGTCGAACCAGATAACCCAGCCCGTGTTAGCCACGAGTGCGCCATTCTCAATCTTGCCCGGCGCATTGGTAAGGCCGTCCTGCGTCGCCATAAATATTGAGTTGAGATAGCGCCATTGATTGTCCTTTTTCACTGTCACGCCCTGAGACCAATCGCCGCGGGGCTTGGTGACAAAACCGAATGATTTTCTTGTTGTTGTCATTTTATCACTGTTTAAACGTTGAATATTCCGATAAGTTCTCCCGACTCGTCATCGATGGAGGCGTGGTCGAAGTTCGTATTGGAGGCACCCGTAATGCCGTAGATCTCGCCCGTTTCCGGGTCGAAGCCCACGGCAAGAGTGTCGTTGGCAATCTCCTCACGTGCTTCGTCCATAAAGGACTGCAGGTCGGTGTTCGCCTGCCGCGCTGTTGCGAGGGCGGCAGCGGCCTCTGCCGCTGCTTGAGACATGGTTGCCTGCCGCTGCGTCTCTGCCGCCTGGCGGGCGGATTCAGATGTCTGGCGGGCGGTCTCGGCAGTCTGCCGGGATCCTTCGTTTGTCACACGGGTCTGCTCAGCAGAGGCACGCGATGTTTCAGCAGCATCGCGGGCCGTCTCAGCGGCCACGCGCTCGGTCTCGTGGGACTGACGCGTGGACTCCTGCGTCTGGCGCGTCCCCTCAGCAGTCTGGCGGGCGGTCTCGGCACCTTGCCTTTCTGTCTCCTTGGTTTGGCGCGTTTGCTCATTGGTCTGGCGCGTCCCCTCGGCGGTCTGCCGGGCGGTCTCGGCGGTCTGCCGCGACTCCTCATTACCCACGCGTGTCGTCTCAGCACCCTGGCGGGCGGTCTCGGCGGTTGCGCGGGATTCCTCGGCGGTTCCGCGAGTGCGCTCTGCCGCAGCACGCGATTCTTCAGCTGCGGCGCGGGCCGTCTCAGCAGCTACGCGATCGGACTCGTGGGACTGACGCGTGGACTCCTGCGACTGGCGGGTGCCCTCAGCCGTCTCGCGACCGGACTCTGCCGACTGCCGGGCCGTCTCGTTGGCGCAGCGCGTCTGCTCGTTGCTTTGCCGCGTCCCCTCCTGAGTCTGGCGAGTGGTCTCTGCGGTCTGCCGCGATTCCTCATTACCCACGCGTGTCGTCTCAGCACCCTGGCGGGCGGTCTCGGCGGCTGCGCGGGATTCCTCGGCAGTTCCTCTGGCCTGCTCGGCGGAGGCACGCTGCTCTTCCGCAGCGGCGCGGGCGGTCTCGGCGCGCTCGCGGTCCGTCTCGTGCGTCTGGCGGGTGGTCTCGTGGGACCGGCGGGCGGTCTCGGCCGCCTCGCGCAGTTCCTCGGCGAGGGCTCGTGCAGCCTCGGCCGTCTGGCGGTTCTGCTCGACGCCCTGGCGCTCCGTCTCCTGCGTCTGCCGCGTTTCCTCGTTCTGCTCGCGGAGAGCTTCGGCGTTCTCGAGGGCGGCTTCATACTCGCGGATCTCCGTCATCGCGTCTTCGGCGGGGCGGCGCATATAGGCGATGAAGTCGGCATATCCTCCGGAGTGGCCGGCGGCACGCCAGATCTCGTACGCCGATAGGCCACTCGCAATCAGCGACAGGTCTGCCTGCAATACGACGGGGCCGACGCCCACCGAAGAGTTGCTTTCCGAATACTCCTGTACGGAGTGGGCCACGATTTCGATGCTCTTGAACCAGTCGGCCTCACCCAGGTTCTCGTCGCCAGCGTCAACTGCCAGGACGGGGGTGTAGAGGCCTGCACCGCCAAGGCGGTACTGGATGGCCGACGTGAAGTTGAACTTCACGATGTTTCCTTCCACCACGCACGGCACGCTCTCTCGTTTCCCCTTGGTCTCGTTGATCAGGATCACGTTCACTGTGTGGTCCTCGAGCTTACCTGGGAGGGCGATGGTGCGGATGTATAGCTCGACCGGGAAAGTGTTCCCGATGCGGCGTCCAAAGCAAGCGTCCCTTCTCATTGCTCAAGCAGTTTAAGGATGGCACGCTTGACCGAAGCGAAATACGGCGCGGAACGCACGCACTCGCAGATCGGCTCGATGTACTGGTCCGGCACTTCGACCGGCCCCTTGGAATGGTAGATCTTCGCCGCCAATTCCTCGAACCCAATGTCGAGGATCACGGGACCGGTGTATTTCATCCGGTTAGCCAGAGTCTTGGCGACGGTGACATCCTGTGTCTTTCCGGCCGCTTCATCCTCGAAGCTGCCGAACACCTTGATTTTGGTAAAGTCAATCTTTTTCATGCATGTAAGATTTGGGTTATGATTATATTTCTTCGTTCACTACCTCTTCGGGGACCGTGTATTGGAACGGCATCTGCGAACCGGAAGTGGACATCGCGCAAACGTAATATACCTTGCTCGAGTCATAGGTTATGCCCGTAAACTTGCCCGTCTTGACGGTGACTGTACCGTTGCCCGGCACGGACACGCTATCGGAGGTGAAGTAAGCGGGGGAACTGCCGGAAGGCTGGTTGCCTGATGCCGGGCTTCCTGAAGGTGTGGTCTCGCGTAGCGTGATGGTGAGCGGGTTGAGTGTCTGGGCGCCACTGCGGTTGTTTTGTACGGCAATCTCAAAGGAGATTTCAGTAAAGGCCTCATTCCATTCACAAACACTCCAGCTAAGTATCAGCGGCTTCGGAAGGACGGATATCGTAAACGTCTTGTAGGTGTTGGGCACGGCATAATAAAGCCCGTTAACGAGGATGGCCGCGCAGCACTCGTACGTTCCCTCGGTACCCAGGCCTTCTACTGTGAAGACCTCAGGCAAAGGGAAAGATGCGGACGAAACGTTGGACCCGTTGGCTACTGAGGTCGAGCCACCGGACGGACGCCAGAGGCACACCCATTTCCCGCCCGAGAAGGTGGGCATTTGAGAAACGATTACCTCGGCGTTGGAATCCTGCACTATTTCTACTTCAAAGGAACCGTTGGATTCCCCAGTGGTTATGGGGTTCGGGGATACGGTTGCTGAATATGGTACCGGGGCAGAGTGGTTATAACCCCGGAAGTCGCCAAGGCGGCAGGGGTAGGATGACGTACCCGGCGGCTTCTCGTGCGGCCAGAGCTCCGAAGATCCGGCGGCGAGGTTGAGCGCCTGGGCAGCGGTGCTTTTTCCCGTTAGGGACAGCCCGAAGTTGGCGGCCTTCAGAGCCGCGACCAGCTGGGCATAGGTATATTTGTCGGCCGATGACTTGAAAGGCTTCGTGCCTGACCATTTGTTCGTCTTGCCGCTTTTGCACAGGGCGATGACGGCGCTGTCGGATGACCCGAGAGCGGTCTTTACCTGGTTGACTGTTACACTACTTGTTGATAACGCCATGGCTTAATTGTATGCTACTACGTCGCCCGACGCTTTGATGGTGCCGGAGCATTTGATGATTCCCGTGGACGAGGGGGTAATTACTATGTTGCCGGAGCTGTCGAAAGACACAGTGGCCGTATAGGTCGTGTTCCCAATCTTCCGGACGATGGAGATGCTTCCCTGGTTGCTCGCGTCGCCGAACGTGGCGCTTCGCATGGCGAGCGTCGTGCCCGTAAGGCCGCCTGAGAGCGTGCCCCCGGAGAGTGGCAGCCAGGATCCTCCCGCGACGTTGTCCCAGGCCGTAACCTTGGCGCTGGTGATGCCGTCCAGGACGGACTTGTTGGAGTGGCTATGCGCGGATGAATAAGCGTCATCCCAGTGCGACACCTTGGTACTGGTGATTCCGTCCAAGGCGGACTTGTTGGAGTGGCTATGCGCGGATGAATAAGCGTCATCCCAATGCGACACCTTGGTGCTGGTGATACCGTCCAAGGTGGACTTGTTAGAGTGGCTATGCGCGGATGAATAAGCGTCATCCCAGTGCGACACCTTGGTACTGGAGATGTCATCCAAGACGGATTTGTTCGAATGGCTGTGGGCAGACGAATACGCAGAATCCCAGTTTTCAAATTTCGTCTGGGTGATATTGTTAAGCACTGGCAGGTTGGCGTGGCTGTGCCCGGTTTCTCCAGATGAGCCACCACCATTGTCCCAGATGGCCACCCGTTCTGACGTAATGGCATCAAGAATCGACTTATTGGAGTGGGAGTGAAGCTGTTCATTCACCCAGCTGCGAGTGGCCAGCCTGTTGTTGCTTGTGTCGTAGTTGGCATATCCGATGTTGTTCCACGCAGAGTTCCACCTGCTGACAAGGGTGGATGTTATGCCGTCTAAGACACTCTTGTTATCGTGGGTATGGCTATTAGTAGCCGCCCCATCCCACGCCGTCACCTTTTCGGCAGTGATGCCGTCCAGTACCGTCTTGTTCAAATGGCCATGGTCGCTACCCGTTCCACCAGATCCTCCGCCATTCGCCTCGAGAATGGCCACGCGGGAATTGAGATCCCATCCCAGGGCGGCCGAAAGGATCCATCCGGCCTTCGTGGCGTCATAAGCCGGCCATGCATTGCTGACAGGGTCGAGGCGGTCGTAGGCCGTCGGGCTGCTGCTGCCTGCAGCGGACCCGTAAGCCACTACATCCCCGGAAGCGAACACCTCCCCGGCCACTGTCACGGGGTGCAATGCCCGGATGCCGGTCACGGCCAGGGGCTCGCCGGTCTTGATGGCCTCAAAAAGGGCCGAGACGGCGTCCCAGGAATCGACCTTCCCTTGTGTGAGGGCATCCAGTAACGTTTTGTTAGAATGGGTATGGTCATTGACGCCGGCGGCTACAGTACCAGGCTCCCACCGCTGCGTAGTTGCATTATATACGAGGGCCTGGCCAGCGGTAGGGTTGGCGGCGGACACATCCGACAAGTCATTGAGTGACATTGTCCCGTTCTCGACGGCAGAGAGCCGTTCATTGAGGTCCCACCCCAGGGCGGCGGAGAGAATCCATCCGGCCTTCGCGTTATCCTTGGCCGGCCACACGCCATTGACGGGATCCAGCCGGTCGTAGGCTGTCGGGCTGCTGCCACCGGCCGCGGATCCGTATGCCACGATATCGCCGGAGGCAACGATGCCGCCGTTTACGTTAACGGGGAAGTTGGCTTGTATGCCAATGACGGAATTGTTCTCCAGGACGGGCGTGAACAAGCTCATCTGCTGCGTCGTTGGGAGTACATATCCTTCCGCGAAAGATACTGTGATGGTGCCGTCGGCGGTCAACGGGGTGTTGGCGACCGAAAAGCCTGTCGGCATAGTCAAGCCGATGCTCGAGATTGTACCGGCCGTCACGTTGCCTGGCTTCCACTTCCCCGTCGTGGAATCAAATACGAGAGCCTGGCCGTTGGCCGGGGATCCAAGGGATACATCCTGCAAATCAGAAAGGCTGAGCGTATTCCCCTCGAGAGCCGCGACACGCGCGTTCAGGTTCCATCCCAGGGCGGCCGAAAGGATCCATCCATTCTTGGTGGAATCATAGGCCGGCCAGGTATGGTCTTCCAGAGTATTCCCGAACTGGGCGGGATCCAAGCGCTCATAGGCCGCAGGACTGGAGCCGGGGGCCGTTGTGCCATAGGCCACAACGTCACCCTCGGACACCAGCCCACCATAGATCTTAACGCCATAGACAGGGGCCTGCTGCGTTCCAAGGTTCACTCGCTCCTGCAGGCGCAGGATCTCGGCGATATTCTTGAGCACATCTTCCGTGCCCTGGGATTCGTCACCTGGAGTCTGTATGATGGTTAGGTCGTAGATGGGCTTGATGCCGATGACGTTACCGCCATCGTCCAATACTTCCACAAAAAGGTCGCTCAAACCCCCGTCAATCAACGGTTGACCGGCGTTTACAGTGACGGCCTTCCCGGCGGCATACCACCCGCCAGCCTCACGCATACGCTTGCTGCGGGGGCGTGCCGTAACGGCGACCGTCGTGTTGTGGAAGGTTTTACTCATAGTCAATATCCCTGTATTCGTCTTCGCTGAAAGCGGTCATCACCATATCGCTCGTGTCATTGCACATATCCTGGGTATCCGCTACGAGCAAGAACTTCCCGTCGATACGCGGGGAGTCACCCAGCACGAATCCGGAGAGCAACCCGACAGTCCCGGAAAGCTTCAGCTTCCGGCTCGCGTACTGGCTGTAGATGGTCCCCAGAAGTAGTTTCTCGAGGCGGTCACAAACTCCGCCACGAATAAACTTCTCGTGAAGCGTCAAGTTGGAGTACATCAATCCCCGGCCGGTTGCTGTCGGAATATCACGCGACAACGTTCCGAGAATGGTATCTACGGAAAACTCCTCCTGGGCTGCCGCATTGATATAAGCGATGTCTTCCTGATCATCGATGCTGATGTCCTGCCCGTTTTTCTTGACGAGCGTAATCTTCGCATCCTTGTAAGCCACCCACCGCACGATATTATCAGAGTAGATACTGGTCACGATGTCGCGGTTGCGGATGTGGAAGCCTGAATAAATGCTCATCTCCAGGTACCCTCCGGCATTGGGGAGGCTTACATATTCGCCGGCCTCCATAGTGGCCCATGAAGACGGCAATTCGTCAGTGTAATACCCGATGCAGCGTCGGTTCTTAGCCCATCCGCCCACGCCGGTCTTTCCCTTGCGGTCGTCATGGTCATAGTAGGCCAGGAAGAAACACCCTGGCGTTCCGGCGCCCTGCACCCACCGGGTCCCATACATCGAGGAATACTTCTGAGTCCCCAGGGCCAGCCCGGCATTCTCCAGATGGTACAGGCACGTACCGCCGGGGGCGTCGTAGAGCCGCACCATAACCGGCACCCATACGAATCCGCACTTCTCTGTCATCGTCTTGAAGTTCCGCTTCTCGTTGTATTCGCCTGCCTCCTCAAAGGGATTGTAGCGCACGTCAAAGAGCAGGTCAAGGTTGATGCGGAGCCTGTATTTCGACCACTCTCCGCCAACCTGGCTCACACGGTTCAGGTACTGGAGCGGGAATGTCGCAATCCGCTGCCCGACGAAATGGTTTGTCTCCGTGCCGTTATTGAAGCAGCTGATGGCCCTTTGGCCCCGCAGCCTGCACGTCCCATCGGAAAGGGGGGCATTCCCATAACGATACCCCCAAAGGATGCCCGATGCATCATCACCGGAATAGGCGCTCTCGATGTCAAAGAACATTGCGCCGTTCTCGAGCGTGGCCCCTTCGGCCTCCACGGCAGTGTCGTGCCGGATGACGAATCCGTCGAGGACCTCATCCGTATGGTAGTCATAGGACGTCTTGACCGTGGTACCGTTGCCGGTTTTGTCTGTAACCTTAACCTCCCCGTCCAGCACGGCGTCGCTGCCGTAGGGCGAGAAGGTGACGGTGGCATTGTTGAATACCTCGTCGTGGGAGATGGCGGCATCATCGCCCTTCCATTCCACGTCCGTGGCGTTCAGCGCGTGGGCGGCATTCAAGTCGTAAAGGTAGACGTTGCCGGCACGCTGGATGATGCGCAGCGCGAAGGGCTGCAGGATACCTTTGAGGACCTCGAAACACGATGAGGCCTTGCCCTCTTCATCGTAGAAGTTGTCATTGTTCAAGATGAGGGATGAGAGGTCGAGAGGCTCCCCGGACGGCAAGGAATGGCACTGCAAGGTAGAGATATGCTGCACCAACTGCCCGTATGAGAACCCGGCAGCCGACAGGCAGGCCGCCAGGATGGCGGCATAACTCTCGCGGCCTGTGCGGGACCACTTGATGCGGTTCAAGGTTCCGAAGTCCGAGAATGTCAGCGTGACGTCGTAGTTGCGGGCCGATGTGTACGGTTCCTCGTAGGGTTCGCTATCCAAGGTTCCGGACCACCAAAGGGCGCCGTCGCGGTAAACATCAAGACGTACCTCGCCGGCAGCCACAATCTCAGCGAAATGCAGCAGCTGCCGGTCTGAATCCGACTTGATGATCAGCGTCGCCGTAGATCCCTGTACTGGAGATATCTTATCGGTTTCAGTCCACTTGATGACAAGCGGGCTGTCTCCGGAACCGATATCCAGCTCTTCAGGCTCGAACGCAGAATTGGATTCCTGCAGGATTTCCGCCCTGACAACGTGCCCGTCGGTGGACAGGCTTTCGACGAAATATCGCAGGTACTTAGCCATTGTTCCGGAATCTTTGACGGTCCACCTTGCGGGCGAGGCCAACCAGGTCATAGCCCGATATCCTGAATTCGACTTCCCCGAAGCCGCCGGAATCGGACAGGTATTTCTTTATGTCTGAGGCCGGGGCAACAAACTCCGGGTTCGTGCGGGCATTGGCGTATTCACCGAAAAGGCCCAAAGTCGGCCCATAGACAAGACCACCTTCCGCGAATTTCGGCAGAGTGGCAATGGCAGCAGCAATGCTTGCCACGGCTGCTATGGCCAGAATAGGACCCACATACGGGATGCTGGCGACTGATGCTGCGCCCTCAGACCCGGCAACGGCGGTATTGGCGGCGAAGAGAGTTGCAAGCGCAGGAAGCGCTTGCCCGATGGACTTCAATACATTTGCACCCCAGGTAAGCCAGGCTGCCGCGCCTTCATCCACAACTCCGCTCAGGCTGCTCATGGTATCAGCCAGGGCGCCGAAAACATCGACGGAAGTTTGAAGGGAGTCTGCCTTTTCCACGGGGATGTCATACAATTCTTCCAACGTCTTCAGCTGCTGCCGGAGAATCTTGAGCTGCGAAGGGTCGGCCCCGGGAATCTGGGCCTTGATCTCACGGTATTTCCTAACCGCAAGGTCATTCTGCGTGGGCTGATATCCCGGCCTGGCCGCTATTGTCGGCGCAGCAACCGCAGGCCCGGCGCTTATGGATGCCGGTGCGGAGATGGGGGAAATAGCCGGGATGGCAGCCTCACGCGAGCGCATCAGCTGCCCATATTCGCCGATGAGGGTCTTTATCGCCGCATCCTCCGCCCCATATTTGTTAATCAAAGAAGTGATGCCGGACTGCATCGCCTTCAGCCGGACATCGACATCCGACACTGTTCCACCAAATGTTTGGTTGATTTGTACGGCGCGCTCCACGCTCTTCCGGTAATCGGCAACATCATCAGCAAGCGTCTTCGTATTTTTACTCGCATTGGTAGTGGTGGTGGTAACGGTTCCGATTTCCTGGGCGGCAGCCGCCATTTGCTGAGTGCAGGTGTCGAAGCTTCCCTGAAGACCCTTGATTTCAGTATTCAGGGAATCGACATCAGCCTTTAGCGCACGCCATTCTGCAGCATCAGCCTTATATGCAGAGGAACGATAGTAGGTGTTCCCGTAATTCTTCATCGGATCGGCAGCCTTGTCTGCCAGCTCCCGCATCCGGTTCTCTTTATCGATTTTCTCAAGCTCCTTGGCTGCCTTTTGGGAGGCGATGACTTTCGCCTGCGCCTCGTACCCGACCTGCTTGGCATACGCCGCACTCTTGGCCGTAAGGGTATCGTACCACTCCGCTGCCGTCTTGTGGCTTCCGAATATCTCGCCATAGCGGGCATTCAGGTCTGCGACAGCCTTGGACGCATCCTGTTTGCTCTTGATGAGAGACTCCAGCTTGATGGTCTCTTCAGCAAGCTGCAATCGCACGTCCATCGAGGCGTTAGCATAGGCTTCCTGCGCATCCTTGGCCGCATTGATACCTTCTGAAGCTTCCTTCCCTTTTTGCCCCAACCGTTGGAATAAGGTGATCAGCCCGGTAACTGCGAAAGACAGGCCCATAGTCAGTGTCGCATAAAGGGCCGTGACAGCAAGGTTCATAGCCGTTGTCCCCGCAGCAGCCGTATATCCCGCGCGGGCCAGAAGCTGCTGGGCAGCAGCATAAAGCTTCGATGTCACAGTCGCTACCGCCTCGATTTCAGACACCCTTTTTACTGCTTGATATAACTGGGTAACTCCCGTTACTGCCTGCCCTACCTTGGCAAGAGTGGTAACGTAAGGCTGCGCAGATTGGACCAATCCGCCCATTTTCTCGCTAATCTCCCCAAGGACATTGGACAGCTGCTGCTGGCGTCCGACATCCGTTTTGGCAAGGGCCTCATTCATCCCGCCCACGGATTCCCCGACTACCTGGCACAAGACGGCAGCCCTTTCGCTCTCATCCCCGAATTTAAGGATGTACTCCTGGGCTTCCGAAAACTCATACCCATAACGAGAAAGGGCCGTTGTTTGCCCGTTCATCACCTTGCCCAGCATCGTCGCAATCTGTGTAGCGCTTTCCGCACTGGCCCCCAAGCCAAGTTGCTGGGCAATCATATCGTTCATCGTCGGTATGATGGTCTTCAGGCTCGAGGACAGGCTGAGATATGTGGCGAGCTCTTGGGCAGCCGCCAATTGCACATCGTCGCCGACAATGCCGAGTCTCTGCTGCTCCGAAGCAAGCTGCTTGATGCTTTCGATCTCATCATCAGAGGCGGCCATGGTGTTTCGCATTGCCGTGGCAAGCTTCGTCTCCGCCTCCACCTGCGCTGCGTAAGCTCCAGACAGGCCGGACATCAGATCATTTAATTGGCCGATAGCATTGTTTACGCCCTCCAGGATCTGGCTGACGGCACCCATATTGACCAGTTCGCCATTCAGGGTTTTCGCGTTGCTGCGAACGGCGTCGAGGGCCTTGCCAAGCTCATCCGCGGAAAAAGTGACGGTCTTGAGCTCGTTGGATCCTTCTATATGGATTTTGAATGATACGATGTTCGACATACCGTTTTTTTTCTTAACTTTGTATTGCTATGGGACAAAACCTTCTCGACCTGCTCAAATCATTCGGGGACCTCATCTCATCGATGGGACTTCTGGGAGGCTCATTGTTCCTGCTGTGCCTTGTCTTCATCCTGGCGCTGGGCATCATTGCCGGCAAAGCTGATCTCAGCGGGAAAGGTCCTGATCATTGGTCCCATCATGGGGACGTTCATAATTGGAACCCCCGGGGAGACTTTTGATCCTCTTCCACTTAGCCCACAATTTCTCCATCGTCTCCTTGCTGCTGGTGCCTTTTGGTACGGCATCACCATCGCCGTTATCTTTCTCCCAAGGGAACGGAAATAGCTCCGTAGGCTTGATCGGTGTATTACAGTACGGCTGCACCGCAATCGCCGCGACAAAACGCCCAACCACCCAATCGTGATGAAACATCATCTCCTGGTGGGAGAACCAGGAATCATAAACCGCCCGGAACTCGCCCGGGGTGCAACGCCGGAATGAATCCATACTCATTCCCATCGCCCCGAGCGCGATTCCGAGCAGATCTTCTATGCTTTGTTCCCGGATTTCCTCGTCGTCCGGGGAAGCAATTGCTTTTTTTTTGCCGCCTCACTTTCCTGCTGTTCGGCAATCCCAAAATTCATGGCGTTGAGTTCGTCAATCGAGCACGCATCCGCAAATTGCTGGAATGAGAATGGGAATTCACGACCGGCAGCACGGGTAGCTGAACATAGACAACAGTAGCAAAGGGCCGTCAACCCTTCAACATCATCGGCGGCGATCTTGGAAGGATCTTTGCCGGTGAGGTGCTTGAAGTCGATGATGGCACCCATTGTGAGCTTAATCGGGTAAGCTTGCCCGTTGAATGTCACTTCCATCGCCTAATCGTTTGCGGACAGGAGGTCAATCTTGGTCGGGTCAACGTCCACCTCACCATCGTTGTCGAGGGTTGCAGAATAGGTGGCGTCAGCGCCGGCGGGAGCGGTGTTCTCCAGGGTGGTGATAACGAAGTTGCCGGAGCAATACGGGGTCTCGTCGTGCTCTCGTTCGAAAAGAACGAGCTCCACGACTCCTCCCTCTTTCCACACGGCGAGCAGATCCTTGAATCCGGTTTCCGCCTCGTTATGGAACTGCAGGCCGTCGCACTTCACCTGTACGGCGAGGCCCGTCACGCGCTTTCCTTTCCAAAGGCCCGACGAGCTGGCCGCCTGAGACTTGGGAGGCTTTACCTTCGTGTCGGTCGTTTCGGTAGTAAAGGTCGAGGTGTGCGTGGTGCAGTGACCGAAGGCTTTGCCGCCGAGGCCAACCAGCAGGTTCGAGCCATTGACATATTTTCTCTGTTGTGCCATCTTTAATCAGTTTTTGAATAGTTGTTAAATCTTGTTTCTATATCGGAGGATGACGCTGATCAGCGCAATCACCCCAGCCGCCATGGTTGCGATGCCGGCATACATCAGCGTCTTCTTGAACCACCCCAGAGGCTTTTCTACCTCCTGGGTGACAGTCCTTGTGATATATTCCTTCTCGGAGTGGAAGTACAAGGGCACGTCCAGCTTGATGCGCATTATCTGGTCACTACGGTTACGCAGCCTCTGCCGGATCTGGCCATCCTCCACCCAGGCCTGAGCCTCGGCGATGGACGTCTGTACAAGGCTGGTATCTCCCAAGGCGACGGAGTCCGACGCACTTTCAGCGGGAATCGGGACCTCGAGTTCCTCGGAACGGTAGGACACACTGTCTATGGTTTCCGAGACGCGGTCGATGGTTCTTCCGCAGCGGCAGCGCCACGGAGCGCAGCATCCTCCCAGAAGGAAGGCGAAGGCCAGGACGAGTGCTATCCGTTTCATAGGTGATGCTCCTCCTTGTGTTTCTCCTGGCCGACAGTGAAGCTCGTGTTGTTGTGCTGCACCTTGGCCGGAAGCCCTTTCTCGATGGCCAGGATAACCGCACCCAGGGCGGCGAAGGCGAATACCTCGCCCACGGCAGTCAAGACGGAGCCGTCGATGACGCCCGTAGGGGGCGTCAGGAATCCAGCGGTGATCAGCGCTATGGCGAACCCCGACAGGATCCAAAACCATAGGTTCCCTAAGGTTGCTTTCTTGATGAGCGGACTCATTGTTCCACCTCCTTTTCCTGGTCTATGCCGATCTCCCGGAGCCAGGCGGCCACGTCGAAGCACGGGCAGTCTTTCAGCCACTCGTTCGGCGTAATCTTCCCGTCTCCGTTGAGATCCGGGCTCAGGTCCCGGTGTCCTACAATCCGGACGTCCGGGAACCGCCTGTGGAAATCTCGCACATATCTCGCCATCGCCTCACGCTGCGCAGGCGTCCTGGTGTCGCAGGGGTTTCCATAGGCATCCAGGCCTCCGGCATACACGATGTGCCGCGATACGCTGTTGTAACCCTTTGCTCCGTTGGTAATCTCCCAGGGATCGACCTGGGCATCCTCGTTGTTGTCCACCAGCCGCTCGATTTTCCCGTCCAGGTGGATCATATCGGTATAACCCACCTGCTTCCACCCGCGGCCGCCCGCCCACACGGGCGAGGTGTGCCACCGGCGAATATCGTCGGCGGACACCTCACGCCCGGCAGGGGTTGCGGTGCAGTGGATGACGAGGTGTTTGATGCGTCGGGGCATGGAAGGACAGGTTATTGCTGACTATGCGGAGGACGCAATGGGGATGCCTGGTGTCGTGGTGATATCCTCTCGATATATTCGGGTAGAGCCACAGTCTCGACGGGGTAGAGGGAGTCAACATCCATGGCGGGCAAAACATCAGCACACATCTGCATGTCCTGGATGCCGAAGTCCACCATCGAATAGGGAACAACCACTACGGGCTGATTGATCAGCTGGGAGTCTGCCACTGATGGCAAACTGAAGGTTACCTCCTGCAAAGGCGCAGGAGTCGTGGCATGGAATTCCGCGGCGGCTGCGGATGCCATCACGGCCATAAGGCCGAATAAAACAAGTAGCTTTTTCATGGTTCGGGTTATTTTTAGTGATGTTACATTACCAGATTACTCGGAAGCCATCGCCTGCTTGACGGTGACTTCGAACTCGGCGTCAGTGCCCGGTACGGTCAGCGTCACGGTCGCGACACGCGGGTTGTCTCCTGTCGCGTCATAGGCGTATGCCTGAGGCGTGAAGGTTACCTTGTGGCCGTTGCTGGCGACAGAGACGTTGAGCCATTCGGCTTCGGTATCGGCCTCAATGCCGGAGCCGTCAGTCGTGGAGTAATTGCGGTTCTGGGCAGTCGCCGTGGCGGCCAGGACGACCTCTTCGGCGCCGCTGATGACCGGCGTGCTGTCGATGACGGCAGAACGCTTGTCAAGCCATACGACCTCTTCGCCGAAAGCAATCTCCGTGTCGCCCTTGAGCAGCATCTTGAAGAAATACTTCTCCCCAGCGTTGGTGAGCTTGTCGATCTGGATGATCTCGTCGTCATCCGCGAAGCCGACGCCGCCCCACACGTTGGAGTCATCGTCCGGGGAGCAGATAGTGGCCACAAGCAGACCGTCGGGCCAGTTGGCGAGAGACTCGATCGGGATGCCCTTGAAGCGCTCCACATTCATGTCGGTGTAGTTGGCACCCTTGCTCGGCTGAGCGGAGAGTTCATCGTCGTAGGTGTCGAAGTCCGTCACGCTCATCAGGATGCGGAGGTTCGGGTTCTTGCGAAGCCACACGGGGATCCGTTTCTTGAGAGCCTTCAGGCGACCGATCATCGTGGTGGCCGTCGTAGTGACCACGATCTTGTCCGTGTCGGCGGCCATGCGGGTGATGACGCCGTTGAAGAGATGGTCGTCGTCATCGCCGGCCTCGCCGTTGATGAAATGCCAGCCGAGTTCGAACTTCACCTGTTTGGCGAGGGCTGCCAGGAGGGCGTTCTGTGCCTCCGGAGGAAGCTGGGAGAATACCAGCGGGCCGGTGGGCTGCCACTTGCGCCAGATGTCTTCGAAGGAACGGGGATTAAAGGTCGTGAAGGCCATGAATTCCACGGGAACCAGCTCCCGTTCGGAATAGTTGAAGTTACCCTTGGAGTCGGAGTCCGTAGGCATCTCCTTGCGTTTCTGCAGCATCGTGCCAGTCTTCAGGCGCGGGATGCTGAACTTCTTGGTAATGGGCACAATGCGAATCAGACCCTGATCCACAAGCTCATTTCCGGTTGCGGCGAGGGTCAGAAGTTGCTCCAGCACTTCGCCGTTGTAGTTGGTGTTCTGAATGTTGATTGCCATGAGTAGAATGGTTTTTCGTTGTTACATTTTTATGGTGCCCTTCGGCTTGGGGCTGATCTTTCCCGTAGCAGCCCCTCCTGCGGTACCGCCCACGCCCTGACGCGGCGGTCTCGGCGTGTTCGTTTTCATCGCTGGGCACGTTTCTCGCGGATCTGGTTCTGCCGCTTTTCCCAGGGACCGAGATTGTCCTGAGGGGCAGGATTCTTGATGTCATCGCCGACGCGGCGGCCGGCCTTCATAGAATTGATGACCTTGACCGCACTGGAGCGGTCGGCTTTCAGGAGGTTACGGTAGGTCTCGCGATCCCCCTCCTTGATCTTGCCCGCAGAAACGGCGGAGTCCAGGATGGTGTTGACCTGCTCGTCATCAGCAGCCGCGATCTGGGCCTTGAGGGCGTCGTTCTCAGCCTTCAGCTGGTCGCGCTCCTCCTTGAGGGCCGCATTCTCGGCATCCAGCTCGGTGATACTGCCGAGCACCTCTTCCTCGGTGGCCACGTTGGCGAACCGCGGAATGTTCTTGAGTTTGTCCAATTGCATATTGTTGGTGTTTGAGGGCTTGACGAATGCAAGCCGGTTGGTTAGTACCTTGTTGTAGAGGTCGCGGGCGGACATCGAATCATCGGCCCCTGGGAGCTCGGCGTCGTATATGCCGTCAGCCAGGCCCAGGGCCACGGCCTCCTCGGCCGTGAACCAGTGGTCGTCCCCGTCGAAGTAACGTGCCCGCACCTCCTCGGGGGTGATGTGCATACGCTCCGCGATAATGCCGGAAATGGTCTCCTCCAGGCCCTTGATCTCATCGATCATCTTCTGCAGGTCAGACACATTGCCGAAGACGCCGCCGCTGACGGCGTGGATCATCAGCCGGGAAAACCGGCTCATATAGTGCTTGCGGCCGCACATCGCGACGATGCCGGCGATGCTGGCCGATATACCGTCTGTATATATTGCAACGTCACAGCCGCTCCGGCGGATGGCGTTGAAAATGGCGATGCCGGCATAGACTTCGCCGCCCTGGCTGTTGATACGGACTCTGACCCTGTCGCACGTCTTTTCGAGCAGCAGCAGCTCCCTGACAATGTCCCGGCTGCTGACCATCCCCTCGGCGGTCACCTCGTCAGCGATCTCCCCGTAGATCAGCAGGTCGGCCTCGCGTCCTTCTATGATTGCATTGGTTGTTGTCTCCATTGTGCTTGATTTGCAGCAAGTTTAACAACACCCTGTCTTTTATCCGAAAAAGTCTCCAACCATTGGAGAGTATTATCCAACCGTTGGAGAGCTTTTTTCAAATCCGCGCGAAAGTGTGCAGTTTTGGACAAATTCTACGATTATGGGCAATCTGACCAACAAGCAGAAGCGATCGCTTGCACAGGTTCTCTTTTGCAAAGAGAACTTAACAATCCAGGAAACGGCCGAAAGAGTGGGCGTTTCCCGGCAGACGGTGGGGAAATGGGCCAAGGAGGACAAATGGGAGGAGCAGAAGGTGGGCGTCACCCTCACCAAGGAGGAGCAGATCAAGAACCTCTACCGCCAGATCGGCGAGATCAACAAGAACATCCTCGACCGGGACGAAGGTTCTCGTTATGCGACCATCAGCGAAGCTGACACCATCAGCAAGTTGTCTGCCGCCATCAAGAAGATGGAGGGCGAGAGCGGCATCGCCGATATCATCTCCGTCGGCATCAAGTTCATCGAGTGGGTGCGCAAGGCCGACGTGAGCCGCGCCCGTGAATTCGCGGAGTGGTGGGACCTCTTCGTCAAAGACCAGCTCTGATATGGCGACCAAGCAGACCGAACTCGAGGCCAAGCGCAAGTGGGAGGAATATCTTGCCGACCTGCGGCGGGAAACGCCGGTCGAGAACCTCACCCAGGCTGAAATCGTTGCCAAGCGCAACTACCTGGAGGCGCACCCCATCGAGTGGATCCAGTATTTCTTCCCGAAATACGCAAAATACCCCTTCGCCGCATTCCAGAAGAAGGCCATCAAGCGGATTCTGGAGCACGACGAATGGTATGAGGTGCTCTCCTGGAGCCGTGAGCTGGCCAAGAGCACGATCATCATGTTCTGCGTGATGTTCCTCGTGCTGACCAAGCGCAAGCGCAACGTAATGCTGGCCTCCGCCACCCAGGACGCCGCCATCCGGCTGCTGGCGCCATACCGCGCCAACCTGGAGGCCAACGGCCGCATCATCGCCTTCTACGGCGAACAGGTGAACCTGGGCAACTGGACGGACAAGGAATTCATCACCAAGGGCGGGGCCGCCTTCCGTGCCATCGGCGCCGGAAATGCGCCCCGAGGAAGCCGCAACGACGAAGTGCGTCCTGACGTGCTCCTGGTTGACGACTTCGACACCGACGAGGAATGCCGGAACCCAGATATCATCCAGAAGAAATGGGACTGGTATGAGCAGGCCTTCTATGCCACACGCTCCATCAGCGAACCATTGCTGATCATCTGGGCGGGTAACCTTATCGCCAAGGACTGCTGCGTGCTCCGTGCCGGCAGGTTCGCCAACAACCACGAAATCATTAACATCAGGGACAAGGACGGGCATTCCACCTGGCCGGAAAAGAACACCGAGGAACATATCGACACTGTGCTGGCAAAGATATCCACCGCCTCCCAGCAGAAGGAGTACTTCAACAACCCGATCTCCGAGGGCGAGGTGTTCAAGGACCTGGTGTGGGCCAAGGTGCCGGCGCTCTCGAAGTTCAAGTTCCTGGTGGCTTACGGCGACCCCGCCCCGGGCGAGAAGGGCAAGAAAGGATCCAGTACCAAGGGTGTCGCCTTGGTAGGGCAGCACGACGGCAAACTGTACGTCATCAAGGTGTTCCTCGACCATGCCCTGAATGCGGAGTTCATCCGCTGGTACTTTGATCTGCAGGAGTTCGTAGGGAGCAAGGCCCCGCTGTACCACTTCATGGAAAACAACTCCCTGCAGGATCCTTTCTTCCAGCAGGTGTTCCGGCCGCTGGTGCAGCAGATGTGCCGCGAGCGTGGAGAAACCCTGGTCATCAAGGGCGATAGCCAGAAGAAGACAGACAAGGCCACCCGTATCGAGGCAAACCTGGAACCGCTGAACCGCAACGGGCAGCTCATCTTCAACGAGGCCGAAAAGGACAATCCACACATGAAGCGGCTCGCAGAGCAGTTCACCCTCTTCACCCTTGCCCTCAAATACCCCGCCGACGGCCCCGACCTCGTTGAGGGCGGCTGGCGCATCATCCGCAACAAACGGCACGCGGAAGGGCCAGTCGTGGCGCTTCCCGGCCATAAATCCAATAAAAAGCTATGAGCGAATTCATCCAGACTTCGGACTACAACGCCTCCATACACCGGGAGATCATCGAGACCATCACCCGCGGCGACGACGAGGTGGTGGAGATATGCGAGGACCGCGCCGTCGATGAGATGCGGTCCTATCTCTCCGGGCGCTACGACTGCAACGCCATCTTCGCCGCTCGCGGTGAGGATCGCAATACCCTGATCCTGATGATGGCCATCGACATCACCATCTACCACATCTTCAGCATCCACAATCCGCAGAAGCTCTCTCAGGTGCGCGTGGACCGCTACAACCGTGCGGTAGAGTGGCTCAAGGCGGTGGCCGCCGGCAAGATATCCATCGCCGACGCCCCGCTACTTCCTGAAGAGACGTTGAAAAAGAACGCGCCCACCCTCATCAAGGGCAACCCCAAGAAAGACCAACACTTCTAACATCAAGCAACAATGGGATTCTTCGACAGAATAAGAAAGAAGCCGAGCGCCCCGGAGCAGACCCCAGCGGAGCGCCGCATAACCGTCGGCGGACAGGTCACACGCCCGGGCGCACACATCATCGTGCAGCAGCCGATGCGGTTCAACCTCGACCTTGGCGTGTTCAAGCAGGCCATCCGCAGTGCCGAGAACGTGGACTACACCCGGCGCGTGCAGCTCTACGACATCTATACCGAGGCGATGCTTGACCCGCACCTGATGTCTGTAATCCGGAAACGGAAATCAGCAATCCTCGGGTCCCCGATCGAATTCCGGCGCTCTGGCGTGCCGGACGAGGCCATCAACGCCCAGATTGAGTCGCCCTGGTTCTACCGCTTCATCGGCGACCTCCTCGACGCCCAGTTCTGGGGCTTCACAATGGTGCAGTTCTTCATCGACAAACGGGGATGGATCGACTATACCCTGGTGCCGCGAAAGCACGTGGATCCGCAGCTGAACCTGATCCGCCGGCACCAGAGCGACACCGTCGGCATCCCGTTTTCTGAGTATGACAACCTCCTGATGGTAAGCGGCAGCGAACCGCTCGGGCTCCTGGCATGCTGCTGCCCCTATACCATCTACAAGCGCGGCACCGTGGGCGACTGGGCCGAGTTTTCCGAGATCTTCGGAATGCCCATCCAGGAATACATCTATGATGCGACGGACGAGGACTCGCGCCAGCGGACCATCGCCGACATCATGGCCAACGGCTCCAACCGCGTCTTCGTGCATGCCGACGACAACACCTTCAAGTTCGTAGAGGCCGGCAACAAGACCGGATCTGCAGACGTGTACGACAAATTAGTAGAGCGCTGTAACGCCGAACTCAGCAAGGCCATCCTCGGCAACACCCTCACCACCGAAGCATCCGAGACAGGCACCCAAGCCTTGGGCACCGTCCACAAGGAGGTGGAAGACGAGCTGGCAAAGGACGACCGGAAGTTCGTGCTCAACGTCCTGAACTACGACATGACGGATATCTTCCGCGATCTGGGCATCAACACCGACGGCGGCGAGTTCTCGTTCGTGCAGCCCGAGGTGATGTCCGCGTCCGAGAAGGCCGACCTCTTCCAGAAGGCCCTGAACATGGGCCTGCCTATTGACGACGACTATATGTATGAGCAGCTGGGCATCGAGAAGCCCAAGGATTACCAGGCGCTCAAGCAGGAACAGGCCGAGCGCCGCGAGAGGCAGCTTGAGGCGCTGCGCCAGGCGAAGGAATCCCCGGAGAACAGGCTGCGGGGTTTTTTCGGGAACGCCCCGCAGTACGGGGCTTTAGAGTGGTAGTCGATGAGCTCTACTATGGAGCGCAGGGCGCAGCGCCGACGGATGCTGCAGCACTGCCAATCGACCTTTCGAAGGCTGTTCAAACGGCACTCAAAAGGATTTATAGGAAAGAGATTGACCCGGGGCTGGAGATCGATCCCGGCCTCTGGCAAGGCGTCGTCGATACCATCGACCTTGCGGCAGCGGAAGGGCTAAAGCGACATCCTGGAGTAAACTACGACTTCAAGCAGCAGCTGCTGCACAACGACCAGGTGTTCGCCGCCTTCAAGGTGCATCGGCTCCAGGGCGATATGGCCCGACAGATGGTCGATTCAGAGGGCAACATCAAGAGCTTCGAGCAGTGGGCCAGGGACGTGCAGCCCATCGCGTCCCACCAGTGCCGACGGTGGCTCCGGACGGAGTATGACACCGCCGTCAAGCGTGCGTCTCTGGCTGCCGACTGGCAGCGCTTCGAGGACGAGAAGGACGTGTTGCCGAACCTCCGCTGGGTGCCGTCCACGGCGGCCAACCCCGACGCTTTCCACCAGTCGATGTGGGGCACCGTCCTTCCGGTGGACCATCCGTTCTGGAGTTCCCACCATCCTGGAGACCGCTGGGGCTGCCAGTGCGCTCTGGAGGCGACCGACGACCCGGTGACGCCAAGCCCCACGGTGAACTACGCCACCTCGCCCGGCCTCGAGAACAATCCCGGCCGCGACGCAAAGCTCTTCAACGACACCCACCCGTACTTCCCCGACAGCTGCGACAGCTGCCCGTTTTACCACGGACAGGGCCGGGCCCCTTTCATTAATAAAGCAAAGGACTGCTATAACTGTGAGTACTTGACCCGGTATATCCCCGGACCTGCGACCGAAAAGGGGTATAGTCCTAAGCTGAAGAAGAACATATTGAAAGTGGAGAGAGAGCACCGAAAAGATAAGAACGAATCGGCATACATCTTCGATCCGAAGAAGGGAACGCTAATTTCAACCATCAAAGGGAAAGGTGCGCAAGTAAACATCGCGGCTGCTGGAGGATTTCCGAAAGATTCTATTGTAACCCATAATCATCCCAGGTCAATCGGGAGTAAAGGGCTCACGGCAATCGGAAATTCTTTTAGTCTTGGCGATCTGGATGCAGCTGTTCATTATAATATTGCCGAGATTCGTGCCGTAACCCCTACTTACACCTTTTCAATGCGGAGACCACAAGGTGGATGGGGTGTTTCAACAGAGACACTGAAAAAAGTGTATTCGGAAGAGAATTGGCGGGTAAAGACGGAATATACCGCATACATTAATGCCGCTTCAAGTCCGAAAGAAAGAGAAAAACGCATTGAAAGATGCAACGCCACCCACTATCATGAGGTAGCATCCAGCGTCTCTAAAAGATTGGGTTGGATATATTCAAAGAAAAATTCTTAACTTTGCGATATGAGAGAAGTATCCCCGGAGATTGTCGAATATATGGCCAAGTACCATTGTACCCCTGATGACCTTACAGATGAAGAAATAGCTGAAGTCATCGAGGAGTATAATCTTGTGCAGAAAGGGCATCTTTTTCTTGATGGGGTACTGGAATTCAGATTCTCTCCATATCGCGATTTCGAGCTTTCGAACGCGAATGACCGATAAAGAATTCATCGAACACCTCAAACGCCTGCAGCCAGAGCTTGAGCGGCTGATCAGCCGCACCCTGCCAGTCAAGATTGGCGCCAAGGCCAAATCCCTCTTCCAGGAGAACTTTCGCAAGGGTGGCTTCCAGGACGGTGGCCTGCACGCCTGGCAGATCACCCGCCGGCAGCTGCTGGGCAAGGGCGCCGACGCCCAGCGCGGTCCGCTGCTCTCCAGCCGGCAGATTCTCTACAAGAGCATCGCCTACACCCCCGAGCGCGGGGCGGTCACCATCTATTCCAACGTGAAGTATGCCGCCATCCACAACGATGGCGGTACGGTCGTTTCTCACCCCAGAATCACCCCTAAAATGCGCCGTTTCGCCTGGGCTAAGTACTACGAATCCGGAGGCGGCAAAAGCGCCCAGAAAGGCCACGAATCGCCCGACGCGGCGATGTGGAAAGCGATGGCCTTGACCAAGAAATCCACCCTGACCGTCAAGTCAAAGATTCCCAAGCGCCAGTTTATGGGCCCGTCTCGAGAACTGAACTCCACCGTCGAGCAGATAATCAATGCAGAAGTAGGGAAACTAATCAAACCTTAGCCGCTGAAAGCGGCTTTTTTTATGAAGCGGTCCCCGCCACGGAAGCCAGACCGGGACGGGGACCTGAGAGAGAAAAAAATAAAAAGTGAAGTAAAAAAGGCCTTCGGCCTTAAGCGTCATCAGGATCAGGCGCGACCGGGTCTCTTTCCGTAATCCGGATCCTGTAATCCGTTTCATATACCTTGATGCCATGCGGCAAAGCCACCGTCCTCGAGGCCACTCGGACCATCGGAGAACTATCGACGGACTCCATTTGCAGCCCCCGCATCTTGCTGTGCAGGATGGAGGCGTCTCGGTATCGCTCCTGGGCGTATTCCATCTGCCCGGCACCCAGGTGCGTGTCGTCGTAGCAGTCGAAGGCCAGGCGCGTGGTCACCAGCAGCGTACCCCTCTGGTCGAGTACCGGCTTGGTCGTATCCCACTGCGTCTCCCCGAAGGAGACAAGCAGTGCCGGGAAGGGTATGGGGTACCCGTCCTCGCCGTTCAGCATCGCCTCCAGCTGGCCGTAGTCCTCGTCGAGAGTCGCAAGCTCGAGATCCCGGGCATTCTGCCCCAGATATTCCATCAGTTCGATATACAGTTGTTCCATTATCTGCTGATTCTGTATTTCTTGTTCATTTCCCTGATATAAGCCATGAGCTCATCGATTGTCATATCCGCCGTATTGGTGGGAGGCTCCTTCCAGTTCCCCGGGCGTGCGGCGGTACAGGCGACCGATGGCGCCGGCCTACTTGGATTTTGGTTTTCCATTTTCGTCAAACTCAAAGAGCAGAGGATCCTCCTTGTATTTCTCCTCCACGTCGAACTCGGCGCCAAGGATGTTGTAAAGGGTGGACTCGCTGATGTGGTACACCGGGTAGATGAACCGCCTCAGGATCTCCCTGTTCGACAGGCCGGAGTTGGCGTGCTCGCGGTAGATGCGGTTGATCTCCCGCACCCGGTGTGCATAGCTCCTGCCCCTTATCCTGCGACCTTTACCCATCTTGGCTCCTCCATGCTATGATTCCGTCATCCCCAGCGGGATTGCCATCCAGGCGCCGGTCTTTTCGTCCTTGATGTCAGCCCGCAGGAATGTACGGGTCGGGATGGGGCGGTATGCCTCCTCGATGATCCGGACGCCCTCAATGAACATCTCGGCACCGGACTCGTCGGCGATCTTGCGCAGCTGCAGGATCCGCTGGGCCTTGAGCGTCCCTTTGGCATCCTTGGCCAGCAATTTGAGCACCATCTTCACCAGGGCCTGCGTCTTCTCGTCGGTAGCCAGGCCGGAAATGTATTCCTGGATCATCTTCACGCCATCTTCGGCCGTATCCAGATAATTGTCGAGCATATACTGGCCGAGCCGCAGGCGCATGGTGCCGGCCGTGTTCGTAAACTGATGGCTATCGACGTCAAGGGCCTCGCCCTTGCTTTCTTTGAACATCTCGCCCTTGAGCTCGATGATGGTCTTGAAGTTCTCGAACACTTTCTCCTTGACGGTCTTGATTTCGTCGCTGAGACCCATCAGTTCCGGGATGGCGGCGGCGAGTTCGTCGTCCACCATCTTCGTGTAGTCGATGCGCTGCTGCTTGCGTCGCTCCTCAGCTTTCTTCTTTTCCTGGGCGGCTTTGAAGGCCTGGTATTCAGCCAACTCCTCGGCCGACATTTTTACGGTAGTTTTCTCCATGGTAACTTGTGTTTAGATGTCCAGTTCCTTGCTCGCCATGCCGACGGCCAGGACGGCCATCACCGCGGGAAACGATTCGTCAATCTCAGCAAGCTGCTCCTGAGGGAGCACGACTTCCGAATGCTCATTGAAGTAAGCTTTCAGCTTCTCGCGGTCGGCGCGATCTTCCTTCTTCTGGGTCAGCGCCACGACCTGGGACTGTACCAGGTCGTCTTCGATTTCGATAATGATTCTCATTTTGAATGGTATTTTAAGATTTGAAAAATGTCAGAAACAGTGTTTTTGTCTGCGTCCTGGTTCCAAGCAATGGCTTAATGGGGGGGGGTAAGATTTTCAAAACTTCTGACAACTTCACCTGGATATCACTCCACTTGAAGATCAGGGTTCCGTTTGGCTTGAGGACACGCCAGCACTCCTGGAGTCCCTGGGCAATATACTCTTGCCACCCAGTTTTCGGGAGACATCCATAGCGCTTCGCCAGCCAGCTCTCCGGCCCGGCATCGGTCAGATGCGGCGGGTCAAAAACGACAAGGTGGAAGGATTCGTCCGGGAACGGCATCTGACGGAAATCCACGAGCATATCGGGATTCACGACCAGATGTCGTCCATCACATAACACGGCATCCTCCTCCCGGATATCGCAAAAAATGACACGCGGATCGGCCTTCTCATAGTAGAACGAGCGGCCACCGCAGCAAGCGTCGAGTATGGGCTTATTTTCCATAATACCACGCAGTGAAACACTCATTGATAATCTCCCAGTGCTTGCGGCCCTGGACGGTCTTGTCGAAGTCGAAGGCATTCTGGATGGTAAAGACGCCGTCGAAGCCCCAGAGCGTCCTAAGACGCATCCAAATCGGGCGGTCCCATTCCATCAGCACGAGATCCTTGAAGCTTTTATACCAGGCTTGACGCTGGATGTACTCCCGCACTTGCCGCGGGGTCTTTGAGCGTTTGATCCGCTCAACCGTGTAACACTTTTGTTTCAT